AAATCGCGGTCGACGGCGCGGACGGCTCGGCCTTGGGCGACCTGCGGCAGAACCCAGGCCCAGGTGTGCACCACGCCGCGCGCGGCCCGGTGGCCGACGCAGTAGTCAGGCATGACCTGCCCGTGGGCGCGGACGGCCACGGGGGGGACTTGGATGTAGCCGCGGGACGAAAGCTCTGCGACGGTCTGCGAAGGGTCGGCCACGCGGCGCCCCTCGGCGTCCACCGTGATCCCGACGCCGTTGACACCGGCCATGTGCGCGATCTGGATCAGCGCGGGGAGCATGTGCCAGGTCTCGCTGTTGTCGCGGACCAGCGACCAAGACGCCGGGTGCGCGAGGGCAGTCCAGGCGGGGGCAGGAGGCAGGGCCAGCGCGGGGGCGCGGGGGCCAGCGGCGGCGGGCAGACGACGGGGAAGGATCGACATGGGGAGGCTCGCTCGGAGGCTCGGGTGAAACCCCCTGGGCCGACGGGCGGGCCAGGGGGCAGGGACTACTACGCGGCGCCGGTGGACAACAGGCGGCGGATGTGCGTCTGCCGGAGAATGGCGACGCCGACCGTCATCTGCGCGTTGAGCTGGATCGACTTGTCCGCGGCGTTGCGGACCTCCTCGACGGCCATGACCGGCGACAGGTCGAGCACGCGGAACTCGCTCGCGGCGGGCGCGGCGGGCGGGATGAAGAGCCGGCCGACGCCGCCGGACGCCATCATCAGGCCGGAGTAATCGCCGCCGCTTTCGGCGATGCGGTCGCAGGTGTAGACGTCGATGTCGTCGTAGGTGCCCTGGTAGCCGACGGGGCGGCCCATCTGGGCCTCGTCAAGCTCGCGGCGCTCCGCGCGGGCGCCGGTGGCGCTGGCGAGGTCCTGCCGGATGAGGCGCCACTGCTGCGGGTGGAGCACCAGGGCGAAGCGCGCGCCCTCGGCGCTGGACAGGGCCTCGGCCACAATCTCGTCGCGAGCATCGACGCAGACGTCCCAGGTGAGGGGCGTGCCGCTCGTGCCGACGGTGGTGGTCGCGCTGTCGGCCAGAGCGCAGATCAGCGAGGTGACGGTGAACTGCGCCGAGCTCGCCATCTTGCCCGAGATCCGGACGACTTGGTAGCCGTTGATGGGATCGCGGCGCCGGAGTTCGTCGGACACGCCGTACGACAGGTCGTAAGGGGTCACCGAGATCGACGCCTGGGTGGGGTAGTCCAGCGTGGTCGCGGCGGCCACGTCGGTCGCCTCGGCCGTGGAGCTCATCAGTGTGACGGCGAGATCGATCGGGATCTTGTACGTCGCGTTGGTCGGCGCCCCGATCCAAAAGCCGGGCGAAAGTAGCGTGGCGCAGTCCACGACGGCCGGGTGGCTGGCGAGGGCCAGGGTGTCTTCAACCGCGGCCAGGAAGCCGTCGCGGGCAAGGACGGTGCTGTACGGGAGCAGGCCGTCGGTGACGGCCTGGGCGGTGTTGGTCGTGGCCATCATGGCCTCCGTGGGGTGGCACGCGGCGCGCGGCGCCGGGGTTGTGTGCTGTCCCGCCCTACACCGTTGTCGGAGGTGAACCCGTGGGCGTGCCGCTCAGGGGCGGCTGTGCCTGCTCATGGTAGCGCAGGCGGCTTTGCCCCGCAAGCTCAGCGGCCGGTGAGCCTGCGCCAGGCGGCGGCCGCATCAGCGGGGGACAGCCCCGCCGCCGGGTCGCCCTTCGGTGCGGTGCTCGGGGTGGCCGTCGTTCCGCGGCTCGTCGAGGGTGCCGCTGGGGGCGCGGCGGGGCGGCCAGGGGGCGCGGCGGCGGCCGGGGCGCCCGACCACTGCGCGCCATAGGCGGCGCGGATGGACTTGGGCAGGGTGTCGATCACGCCATCCGCTTTGACCCAGTCCCGCGCCTTGGGGCGCTTGTCCGCCTTGACGTCGGCGTGCGCCTTCTCGAAGGCCATGAGCACCCGGTCCGCGTCATCATCGTCGTCAATGCCGAGGTCCGCGCGGAGCTCCAGGCGCCCGACCTTGCGCTCAAGGTCAGCGGCGCGGGCCTCTGCGGCGGCGCGCGCCGCCTTCGCCTCCTGGGCCGCGGTGTTGACCTCGTTGAAGCGCGAGATGGGGATCCACTTCTCGGCGTCGCGGTCCGGGGCCGCGGCGGGCGGCGCAGCGGCGGGCGGTGGCGTGGCGGCCGGAGCGGCGGCGGGGGTGTCTTCGGGCATGGTCGGCTCCTACGGGGTGGTCGTGGGGATTGGGGGCTGCCGCTCGGCGGCAACAGCTACGAGGGCGGCGGCGGCTTGGGCGGGGGACTCGCCCAGGATGATGGCCCGCATCTCGGCGCGGGTGATGACGCCGCGGTCATACAGGTCGGTGGCCTCGGACTGCCGCTGCGCGCGCTCCTGGGGGCTGAGCGGGCTCAGGGTGTACGTCACGACCCAGCCCGACTCGGGGCGGTCGGTGATGCCGCCGATGCCGGCGCGGTTCAGCAGGGCGCACAGGCGGCCGACCATGCGCTCGTCGTGGGGCTGGTAGATGGGGGCGCGGCTGGCCTGCATCCGGCGGCGGCCCTCGTTGCTGACAGCGAGGGCCACGCCGCTGCGACTGTCGGCGGCGGTGCGCTGAATGTCGCTCGGGCCGAGACCCCAGGCCTGGGCGCAGCGGGCGGTGATGCGCTCGGACACCTCCATGAGCATGAGCGGATCCGTCTCGTTGCGGACGACTTCGATGGAGGGCTGAACGCCCGGCTCCGTCGGCTCAAGTTCGTGGATCATCGCTGGGTCGAGCGTCGGGGCGCGGGCGATGACGGTGCCGTCGGCGTTGACGATCTGCTCGGCGGCGAGGCGGCACCCCACGGCGTAGGTGATCCCGAACGCGGCGGTTCGGCAGACGTGGCCGATCATCGTCGAGAGCAGACAGGCCTCGAAGGTCGCGTCAACGGTTTCGACGCGGCGCCAGGGCTCGAAGAGGCGCCGGGGCGCCGCAGTCGAATGGGTCAGCCGGTAGGGGATGAAGGGGCGGCCGTCGGGGTAGCTCGGGCTCGCGCTGTAGCGCCAGGGGTAGCCGGCGCCGCTGTAGCTGCCAGCGGTGGTGGCGCCGTCGGGGCCCGTGACCTGGGGCAGCCCCAAGGTCTGCGCGGTCACGTCGAGGCCGTCCTCGTCGAGCACGCGGAAGCTCGGGGCGGCGGGGTCGCGGACGTCGTACTCGTCCGCACACCAACGCACCTCGCCGTCGATCTCGCGGGGGCGCCACTCGCGCAGCAGGGCGGGCTCGCCAGGGCGGCCGGGCTGGGCCACCCCTTCGAGCAGGTCCGGCGTGACCACGCGCCAGAGGATCGACCCGCCGTCGATCTCGTAGTGCAGGGCGCACTCGTTGAGGGCTTCGGTGAGGCGCTGCGCCTCGGCGGCCGCCTGCCACGCGCCGCTGATCCGCAGGCGCTCTTGCACATCTTCGACGATCTCGGCGGTGCGCTCGGGGTCGCCGTCGGCGGCGTGGCTGACCCCAGGGTCGAGCGTGTAGAGCACGGAGACGGCAGAGCTCAGGTCATCGAGGGGGCAGACGCTGCGGCTCGGGACGCCCCAGGCGCGGGCGCGGACCGGGCCCACCATGCTCGTGATATAGGCGCGGTGGTCGTCGAGGGCGTGGCCGTCGAGCAGGCGCAGCCGGAGGCGCGTGTGCTCCACCTCGGGCGTGGGGCGTCCGTGGGGCTTCGTGGTCGGCGGGGCAGGGAGCATGGGTCAGCCTCTAGTACAGCTTAGCCGACGGCGTCGCGGCGCGCTTGCGGGCGCCGGCCCAGTGTCGGACCAGAGCATAGCGCAGGCCGTCAAGCGCGTCCTTGGCCTTGTGGCGCTCGGTGCCGTCCCACGTCTCGAAGGCCTCGATGACGCGCGGGCAGGCCGCGGGGTCGGCCCAGAGCTGCGCGCGGAGCATCGCCCCGGTGAGCCACCGCACCGACGGCCAGAGCGCCCCGTCGCGCCCGAGGCGGCCGACGCCGGGGACGCGCTTGGCGCCGTGGAGCGGGGGCGTGATGAGGCCGCCGCTGTGACCGAGGGCGCGGGCCAGGGCTCCAGCCATGAGGCCGTTCGACTTCTTGGTCTGCCGACCGCTCGCGTCCGTCAACTTCTTGTCGCCGTGCGCCCAGGTGAGGTCCGACCATCGGAGGCCCAGCGTCGCCAGCATCGCGAGCACGCCCTCGGCGTCCTGCTCCGTGGTCGTGGCGCGGTCGGGGATGTACTCGCCCACCACCCAGATCCGCGTCTCGCGCTCGTCTCCGGCCGGATCGACGTAGATCGCGGCGAGCACCGCGGCGGTCCGCAGCCGGTCGTCGCCGTAGTCGATGCCGAGGCAGAGCTCCACGTCGCGGTCGCCGGGGCCAGCCGGGCCGTGGAGCAGGTCGCGGATCGCCATGCGCGAAGCGTCCCAGCCTTGAAAGCTGCGGCCCCTCGCTCGCATTTCCCATTCGCCGTCGACGACAACGGGCTCCTCGTGGGGCGCAACCTTGGCGCGCTGGTCCGCGATCCATTCGGCGTCCATCGCGATCACGTCGCCGGTTTCGGGGTCGGGGACGGTGAGGATCGTGCCGTCTTCGAGGCGGCAATTTTCGGGGGTCGCCCGGAAGTGCAGGTCCTCGATCTGGCCTGCCTCGGCCATGTCTTTGAGCCAATCGATCCGGGCGTTGACGGGCGTCATCGTCAGGACGAAGGTTCCGCCGGTCCGGGTCAACCGGCGCTCAAGCTCGGCATAGAGGCGCAGGGATTTTGGCGGCTCGTCGTAGATGACCAGGTGGAGGGTGCTGCCGGCGAGGTTCTTGGCCCCCTGATTCTCCGTGCGAATGTGGATCACGGACCCATCGACAAACTCCAGGGCCGGCGCCTTGGTTCCGAGGCCCGTGGTCGGGTCGTAGGTCTGGCCCGGCTTGAGCGCGCCTTTCGGGCACAGCGCCCAGAGCTTCGCCTGAATGGCGAGGCTTTGGGTCCACGTCACGCACACGAACAGCACCTGCACGGGGCCCGGCGGGGTGCGCCGGTACGGGTGGCGGTGCGTCGCATACCAGAGCGCCAGAACGCAGGCGGCGGTGGTTTTCCCGCCAATTTGGTTTCCGGTCCGCAGCAGGACGCGCGTTGCCTTTGACTTCCACAAGGCGAGCTGGGGCGGCGTGCCCCTGAAACACGCCAAGGGGTCGCGCTCCATCGATGCGCGGACCTGCCCCGCGGCGGCAAGGGCGGCCCAGACGCCAGCGGTGGGGACGACGCTCATCGGCCGATGACGCGCCGGCCCTTGGGGGCTGCCCCCGGCTCAGGAGGCAACGGCGGCACCACGGCGAGGGCTGGCGCGTCACCGTGGACATGGACCGTGGCGCCGAGAGCGTCGGCGATCTCGCGCCTCATCGAGTCGGGCAGGATGGAGAGCTCTTCGATGAGCTTGGCGACGGCGGCCTGCGGGTCCGTCTGCGCCGCCAGGCGCTCGCGCTCGGCGAGCTCGCGGGCCTCGCGCTCTGCCCGCAGCGCCTGGAGCGACCGCTCATGAGCACCGGCCGCGGTGTGGCTGCCGTCGGCGATGGCGAGGCCGATCAGGACGGACGCGCGCGATTCCGGGTTGCGGATGTGGTGGAGATGGTTCGCGACCTCAAGGTGATAGAGCCGCTCGACGTACTCCTCGACCTTCAACCGCGCCGCGTGAACGTCTCGGTCTTGGCTGCCCCCCTCGATCATGGACTCGACGCGGGCGGTCCACCACGCGAGGCTCGCGAGCAGCGCAGGACGGCGGGCGGGCTGGGCCTTCGAGCTCTTGCCCGGCTTGTCGAGGCTGTCGGCCTCGAAACGGTCGCCACTCATGGGGACCTCCGTAAGACGGATTTGTTTGAAGGGGAGCGCGCAAGCCTGGACT